GGAAGGCGAAGGTCATGGTCGAACTGGAAGTTCTCTTCCGCATTCATGGTGTACGTCAACAGATAGTCGCGCACGCTTCGGGGAGAGCAGCCATACAGCCATTGCCAGCGTCGGCAGTAACGCGATCGGAAACCTTCTGGCAGCATTGCATAATACAATGAGCTGAACTTGGTGCATATAGCTCCACAGTCGCGCTGTGAGGCAATGTCATTAGGGTATAGAATAATGACGTGCTCGGCAAAGCGGTTCATCTTCTGGTATTGCACGGCACTGAAATCAAGATTCTCCCGTTTCCACTCACCACGCTCTATGTACCAGAAGTTTCTCCGTCCAATGGAGAACGCCACGTGATACCAACAGAAGTCTTGGAAATGTTGGTCTTCCGCCTTGTCAAGGCGCAAAGAACGCATGGCATAATACACGCTCAATGCGTCTTCGGGTGTGCGGCAAAACACGATATTACGAGCCTTTATCTCGGCGGTAGGGATTTTTACGTCCACCTTCTTGAATGTACCTTTCGATACTCCATCCTTAGTCTCGTTCTCCTCCCATACCTCCTTGGTCTCGGTATATTTTTCTTCGGGATCGTACTTGGCAATGGCAGCATGTACGGCGGTGTTGTCGCTCTTGCGCTGATCCATTGCATAGACGAACACGTTGTCGCCCATGAGCCACTTGCTCACCTTCCTCACGCCATGCTCCTCGGCGGTAGAAAACACTATCGGTTCACTGCCAGCCATTGCCGGACGGAAGAAACATCCGTATGAGTTTTGCGGACCAATCTCATGCGAGGCAAAGCATACGAACAAGGGATTCCAAGGCGTGCCATGAATAATCTCGCTCACATGCTGACCGTCGCGTATCACGTCGGGCAGCTTTACGCTCAGAAGGGAATAGATACGGAAGTCCTTATTGAGCATGTCGGGCGTAAACGTACTGCCAAAGCCGAAGCGAGGCAATCCTTTGTCGAGCGTCACCTCACACCCAAGGGCTGCAAGTTCTTGTGGCGAGAAGTCGGTCTTCGGCATGAAAGAGAATGTCTCGATGGTCTGCTGTGCCTGGGTACGGTAGTCCATCTTGGCAAACACTTCGGGGAAGGCACGGCGCACCTCGTCGGTATCGCCATACACATCCCTTACAAGTCTTTGGCAGATGCGCTGAAGACTATATCCGTGCATAGGAAGATCCATCTTCGCTGCATACAATTCAACAGCTCCGTAGCCGGTCTTGCCAGTCCGGGTGCATTTCCATCTTACGGCACCATGCTCAGACAGCCGATTGCCGTCAACGCCATTGCCGTCATACAGTCCACCTCGTTCATTCTCGTAGATAATGAAATGAGGCGTCTGCTTGACATCGGCATCTGCGTCCTGCCCATTCTTGCAGATAGGACAGAAGCACGCGGTCTGACCCTCGATGCGCTGCTCGTTGGCAGGCTTCACGAGAAGGTGCAGGTCGATGTTGGCAAGGCGGTTTAATATCGGGTGAAAGAACATGATTGCCGTTATTTTTTAAAAAGGACAGCCGGCGATGTGCCAAACTTTTTCAGCGTTACCAGTTTCCGCACTGGAAGGCTTACTTATAGGAGGACGTTGCCGTTACCTCCATCGCCATGCTGTCCTTTGTTCTTTTATTTTACATTTGTTTATTCACTATAAGTTCAGAAACGTCTCGGTACGATAGTGACGGATAGTGCAGTTGGCTGTTCTTCGCATACAACTTATCATCATAAGCACGAACTCCGTGAACGACACGATATTCTCGTTGAGACCTATTATCTCTACCGCCACGCGCCAATAACATTTGCCGTTTCTCACGCGGCAAGAATGTTCGTTCTTCACTAATATGTTTCCTATATTGCCCTGCATCATTGTGAACATCTTTTGACACACATCCTTCACTAAGGCGAAAGGGGCGTGAAAGAGCAGTACACGAAGGTTGCTGTCGTCATCACGCAAGGCTTCGGTATAGGCAATGCGGTGGAAATTCTTACGATGTATAGACTGTTTCATTACTCGTCAGGGTACTTCAACCGTTTCAAACGTTTCATCATCTGCCACGTCGAATAGATACTACGCTTGCAGTCGAATACCGGGTCGTGCTCCGCACCTTGCTCCACCTTCTTATAATCATCCACAAGGTCATACGCCTTGCTCGGATGATAGAACACTCCACGGGCATTACAGATCAAACGAGCTGCTTCGTAGATAAACGTACGATGGTCGCGGAAGTTGGCGTGATGCACTGGAACTTCCACGCCCAACTTATAACAGATGTTGCGCAATATAGCAATGTCAAAATCCGAACCTTGCGCCCAAAGGCACAACTCTTCATCACACTGCTCCTGCTTAAAGTCCTCCATCCACTCGAAAAGGTCTTTTATAGCTACTTCTATCGGACGGCAGGGCAGCTCATAACTATCAACACTTAACAACGCAGCTTTGGCTTCGTCACTCTTTGTACCCCACCATTCGGCTGTCTTGCCATCGAAGGTGAAATTATTGACAAACATACTGCGAAGGTCGATGTGACACGAGAATACACTTGAGGTATCAAGCGCATCAGAGCTTAACTTGTAAAATGGAGATTTTTCGGCATCTCGCATCCACGCCACGGCGCCGATTGACATCACCGCTGCCGTAGGGCACAACGAGCAAGTTTCAAAATCAAGCGTAATATCAAGCATAAATAGTATATTATAGTTATTCGTTAGTTGTATAAGAAGCAAGAATGCTTCGGATGCCCTCCTGCTCCCACGGTTTCCAGTTCTCCACAGTGAAACGCTTAATCACTGTTGCTGCACTCATTCCTCGCTCATTCATGTAAGCGATGAACTTGTTGCACATGCCAGCGTTCGCGCGCTTTAAGCAAGAATAGAATAACCCCGGCTCGTCGCTCTGCGCCAAGGTATATAAATATCCTTTATCACCGTTCACCATCTGCGGATCATCTTCGCCTACATAGTCTAACAATAGCTGTGATACATCAGGCAATAGTAAGAATTGGCGCTTACACTCGTTAATGCCTTCTATCTCCCATTTTGAAAAACCTTTCTGAAAGAACCGAAGGTAAAAAGTAGCAAGCGTAAAACCTTTTTTTGCCAAAACAACGTACAGGGCTTTTTTGTCTTCAACGGACAAATCATCAACCTGCAAAGGTGTGTATGAATTAGCGATTTTTTCAACGATTTCCTTGGTCATTTAATTCTTATTACTTAATTTTGATGCAAATATAATTCTTAAAATTGAAACAAACAATACTTAGTGTTGGTTAATTCAATTCTTTTGCATTTTTTAATATTTAGAGTTTTTACATTAACACTTATCATTATGAAGTACCAATACAACTTTTCATTCCTCAACGAATGGCTAAACGCAAATCCGGAAATACCCAAAGGCGAGATACTACAAGCTCTCGGTGCAAAGTCTAACAATCGGTTCAAAGCATGGGCAAGAGGAGAAGGCCCGATGCCTGTCATAAGTATGCTCAGACTCTGCAACGCATTTCAGATTCCTCTGTCAGCGTTCTTCCGCAATGCAGATGCCGGCACGGACGCTGCTGTTGTTCCTGGAATGCCTACTCCGGACGACATATTAGAGCCAACGCAAGGCTACGCAAGCAACACAGACGACAGACAGCACGGAGAACGCTCTATGCTGAATCCTCTTGATGTACGAATAATTCCGTCCGTAGTGCCTGGTGTCGTAACGAAGCAAAACGACACTGCGAATAAGCAAGAGGCATCGGCGCTAACTGCTAACAAAGTTGGCGCTGCAAAAGAAGGCACAAGCCAGCCTACAGCAGACAGCGTCAGTGAAGCCAGTCTTGCGGCTATAATAGAGCTGGAGAATAAACACTTGGAGCAACAGCGTCGCCTACTCGACATCATTGCTGAACAGCAAAAGCAGATAGCGAACCTTACGAGTATACTCAACGACGCAAGGCGCTACAAGAATACGAGTGCGAACGACGGATATATGGTTGCCGACCATCCGACACATGACTAAGGTAGAAAGCAAAAGCGTTACCTATCCTCACGGACGGGTAACGCACAAAACTAACTTAAACCTAAAAAACTAACTTAAAGTTATTAACCACTTATTAACTATTAAACTACTTACTGCTTATTTCTGTTCATTTATAGCCGCCATTCTACGACGATAGAACTCCTTCTCTTCTATCTGCGTAAGTGTCATATCTGCGCTCACATACGGCACGTCGGCATACCAGAAGCCTTGATGGAGAAAAACAACGGGCGTGCTATCACCAAAGGTCATCGGCAGGGGGAGGTTGTTTTTTGTGCGCTTTGGCTGCAAACTAAAGATGCTGATCAGTTCGGCTTCACTTACAACGGGTAGCGCATTCATCTCTTTTTCTAAGTCGGTTCCAGCCATCGGGAAAAAGAATACGCGACCATCGGGCGAAACTTCCTTGTCCCACCCGTCTCGTTCGGAGGAGTCGGCAAATTCCACCGCGCTTACCCCACCCGCCATGCCATCAAGCGACTCGTAATAGTGTTCTGCGCCATGCTTTTTCGCCCACTCAAGAGCCTGTTGTTCGGCGTTTTGACATCTGTTCATGTAATTCTGAATTTCGCGGCCAGCATCTGATGTTGCCGACACCTTGTAGAAATAATGTGGTTTCTTCATCTCTATATTTTTGATTATTAATTATTAGTTGTTAATTGACGGCGCTCATCGCAGCGCTGCGTAGATGACGGGCTCACCACACTCGTCGTCCTTCATCTTAAAGCCTCTCTCCGACAACTCCTGCAGATAGATAGCCAGCGGATCGCCCAGAGGACAAACTACGGCCTTAAAGTACGTGCGCAGTTGATAGTCGGTGAACACATCGCAGTCTTCGCGCCAATGGCTCAGCGGTTTGTATTTGTCGCAGAACGCCTGAATCTTAGCAGGAATAACAAAGTCCTGAAGCGTTACTTCCGGTTGCGTGGTGACTTCTATCATGTCTTGTTTCTTTCTGCCCATACCTTCTATCATTTACTGTAAAGCCATGAACAAATTCCAACAGCAGCTATCCAGAATAAAAAGAGTGTGATTAGATTAGAAGTCGATGTTGACTTTATATCATTCGTATTCTTCTCCTTCACCACATTCGTGCTGTCCTTCTTCGCCCAGTGGGTGCCAACGTTCAGTTTATTACTCAACACAAGACTGTCGATTGTGTGCTGCATCCGTGATATAGTCGCCTCAAGATGCTTTAAGTGTTGCTCGTACGAACTGCTGCGCTCATAGTCGCCCTTGCGGTGTATCGTGCGATCGGTGGTGGTGGTTTTGTTGCCTTGAGCATCCGTGCTCTCTGTCACTCGTTCTTGAATGGTCTCTTCTCCCCTACCCTTCTCGCTCATAGAGCCGGACACATAACTCTCGTCCGTGGCGAAACGTACCGTGCTGTCCGTCTCTACCTCCGATTTTGTCATACTATCCGTGACAGCAACCACCGAGCTATCTCGTCGTTCTTCGTGGCTGCCGGTCATCGTCTTACGCGAAGCCGCACAGCCAAAAAGCGTGATTACGGTCATAAGCCATAACATGATGTTTCTGACCGTACTGTGTGCTCTCTTGTGTTTCCCGATGCTGACACGGGCCCAATATGAGGTGGAGTAAGTCTTTTCCG